CACACCAACCAACGTTTTATCCGCTCCGTCTGTAGATGAAGTTAGTGCAGTTAGCGCAAACTTTTTCTCATCTGTTAGAACTAGAACTTTAGTTGATTCTGGAGTCATTTATGACGCTAAACCAAAAAACACTAGTATTCCTGAACAAATGGGTATGGACTTTTCCCGTATATTAAATAAACCTTTTTTAGTTGGAAAGTTTAATTGGTCAACATCTGACACTCGCCATTCTTGCCCTGTGGATTTGTCATTACCATCTGCAATTCTTACAAACTTGCCATGCGGTGCTTCTTTGAGAGTCCCTTTTGATGCTGCTGCTTTGTACAGAGCAAATTTAAAAATTATTTTACAAGTGTCTGGAACACCTATGCATCAAGGCACTCTTTTAGTTACTTCTATACCAAAAGGATGCTCTTTAACGACAGTTAGTGGAAATTTATCTAGCAGGCTTAGTACTTACATGGCTGCTCCACATACTTTTTTATACGCAAACGGATCTTCGTCAGTTTCTTTAGAAGTTCCTTTTTATGCCAATACGAAATTTTTAGCAACTGATTTAAATTTGACAGCTTTGACCAACGATGCTTATAATGGAGATTATGCTAGTTTAAGGGCCATTGTTTTAAATCCTTTAGTTCCACCTACTAATGGTAATAGTACATTGACTGTAGCTATATACGTAATGTTCGATGATGCTCAATTTTTTGTTCCTCATTCAGCGGTCAGATTCGAAGCTCAATCTAAAGTAGTTAGCGGTTTAATCGATAATTTAACACATAAAACAAAACAAATGGCTGAGGATTTTATAGATTCTGCTAGAGTAGTTCTTAAAGATTATACAGGTTTACATAATAAAAATCACCCTGTGCCAATAAACAGGATGATAGCCAGTGATAGGAATAATTTTAATCTAGTCGATTATGATACCAATTTTGAAAAGTTAGATCCTTTTTCCGAATTTACAAGAGTTTGTGCTGAACCGTTATTTGAAACAAAACAAGACGAAATGATGTTGTCATATATTCTTAGTAAACCTCAATATTTAGGAACTTTTAAAGTTAACACTAGCACCACTGCTGGTAAAGTCGTTTGGTCGAGACCTATTACTCCACTACAAGAAGCAACTGTGGAAAACGAGACTGTATTGTATTCAACACCGTTATGTATATTGTCTTTATTATCTAAATATTGGAAAGGTTCCATGAACATTCACGTGCAAAGTAACATGACAAATTTTCATTTTTGTAAATTAGTAGTGGCCAGAGATTATTCACCGGTGTCAACATCTTTAACAAAAGTTCCAGTATTAGACGATGTAGCCAATTTGTTAGTAGAAAATATAGAATTTTCAGGTGGTGGTCAAGTTCAAACTATAGTTATGCCTTATATGTCTATTTTCGATCAATTAGAGATTACAACTGATTATCCGCTCAATGCAGTTCAACATGGTATGTATTACGTTTATTTAGATCAACCTCTTGTCACTAACGGAACTGTTTCTAGCGAAGTTGAGTTTAATGTTTATGTTTCTGCTGGTGATGACTTCCAATTATTTGGTTATAGTATTAACAATTACAATATGAAGACATTAATAGATCCTGTCCCAGCTTTTGAAGGTCAATCTTTATTAAATACATCAGCTTCAGATGGTAGTTTGATGGCCCGAACCGGTAAAACTACCGCACCAAAAATTTTTAACGATAATTTTCACCACAACTCAAGTATTAGAGACTACATTCGACGATTTTATCCAGTAATTCAACACCCTCTTAGCGTAGAAGCCGGTACACCTACTTTTTTATCTGTTTCAGACTTGTTAGGCTTAACATCCCATTACCAAGATGCGTATAATCCATTAGACATTATAAATCAATTATATTTAGGGTTTACAGGCGGTTTGAAATTTAAAATTAGGTTAAATGGTGCGTCTGATGCAAGTGTTATGTTTATACCTCCACAAATGCGATTATTAGCCGATTCCTCAGGTTTTATTAAAACGGTTCCTTCTGATGTCTTTTTAGAAACAGTAGATGCTGACACTGCCATTGTCAATAATTCTGTCCTTAGTTCAACTATTTATAATGCACCTATACTTTATCCTACAGTAGCCATAGAAACTAGTACAAAACCAGTATTAATGTCTGCACGTAATGCAGTTTTAGAAATAGAAGGAGTTGTTCCTAACATGTCCCCTTTTAGATTTGTAGGAGATTTAAAGAATCATACTAACGCTACAGTTCAAAAATTTACTAGTAATATTGATTTAGGAACTTTAGTAATTAGTATCACTGCTAGAACAGCCGGTGAGCCAGCAGTCGGAGTATTTTTTGCTGCTTGTTCTGATGAAAGTAGATTTGGTTTTCAAGTTTGTACTCCTGCAATATATATAAATAATTTTATTAGTTCATCAGGTCCACATTTACAGTTAGTTTCCGCTAATTCAGATTACGCTTCTATTTACACACCTTATTCCAATCCCC